AGCAAACTTATCGAACGGGAAGTTGTTGCCAGTAATTGTTCCCGCTGTCAATGTATAATCAACACTAATAAACTCATCTTCGCCTTGAATAGTCGATGCTTGTGCGGTCGCAGCATTCATCTTGATAAATGACTGCTCTTCAAACTTACCGCTGTCATCGCCTAGAACTTTTGCGAGAACAAAGATATTTGATGTTGTATTTGGTCTGTGTTGCTCAAGAGTAACTTTCAGATCAGTAGATTCAAATCCAGGCTCAAGATTAACCTGTCTCGTGATATATCTCATCAAAGGCAACTCAGATGATGTGGCGCCAACAGGCGTGGCAAATTTTTCTAGTTCAATCTTATCTTGCTGTGCGTTAATCTTATTTTCGATAAGGATCATATTCAAACGATCAACATCAATCACAGGAGAAACGTGATCACTATCAGAGGACATGGTGGCGAGAAGTTGAATCTCATTGGCTGCATCAGGATCAACCTCTCTCTTCAAGCGATCTGGGAACTTAATCGTATCGTTTACTTCAGTGTCAACGGCACTCTCAAACGAACCGCCAGCAGTTTTCTTAGTTTTCTGTTGATATGAAATGGCTGTTGTTGGAAGTTTAAGTTCTGACACATTCACATGATACTCATGACCAAGAAGCGTCGTTGTTCCGTAGTCTGTTGTAAGACCATCAGATTTCAACGTGATTAATCTGTTACCCTCAGACTGACTTCGACCAGTAAACTTGCACTTATTAATTCTAAATGCCAGTGACTTAATTTTATTTTCTTCTCTCGAACTTGCGTTTTGTGATTCGAAAAGACCACCAACGTATGGTTGTTTACCGATAACTTGATCGGTTGTGTTGATTCTATATTCACCCTCTTCACCAACCCATAACTTGTGCTTCGAATCGTTTGTTTGAACAACAATACAGTATTCACCAGGAGACAGATACACGGGCGATTCAAACTTAAAGTTTGTTGCTGAATCGGGATCCATTGTCGTTGTTGTTGTCACAGAGTCAGCGTTAACTGTTGCTGTTGCAAAAGGTAAAACTTTAGATGGGCTTGGGTAGCCATTGATAACTGGCCTGATTTGAACTGTAACAGGAAGTTCATCGCCCTTCTCTCTAAAGTAAAGATCAACACTTTCTACGAATAGTCCAGCAGAGTAAGCGTATGATTGAACACTGAAAAGTTGTGCAACAGGATCATTTAGACCAGGTCTTGTATTGTCTTTGCTCTTTGCGTCTTCAAAAATTCTTTCATCTTTAACTGTCTCACGCTGGAAATCAATTTCTCTTGTTGAAAGAATATTTGAATCTTGATTGCTAACAAAACCTTGAACAACATAAAGTTTTTCGGCAACTGTTGTTGCGTTTGTTGAGTTGTTTGAACTGTCATCAATTAGACGGAACAACAACTTGCCTTGTCTAAATGTTGCGGCCGGTATTGCAAAGGTAAGTGTTATCGAACCATTTGCATCGGTTGTTAATGTTCCTCCTAAAGTTCCACCATTTGGTGTGCAGTTTGAACTAACGTCTACGCCAGAGAAGAAAGGATGAACAACTGTGTTAGGTTTCATACCCTTAGCAACAACAGTGATTGTTTTTGATCTGATAAATCTTACAACGTCTTTTTCAATTCTCTTTCCTAAATTAGTATCGAAGATTGTATTTGGTTTACTTCTTCTGATTCTAAATCTTCCTTTTTTCCTCAACTTAGCAACAAGAGAAAAGAAGTTTCGAAGACCATCTATTCCGACACCTCGACGAGCGAGACGTTGAATAAACTTACCTCTTGATCTATTATCAAGACCAAACCATGTTGCTTTCCAATCATTAAATCTTGTGCCAAAACCAAAACTATTGTTGTTAAACTTCCAAGCATCGTTTTGACCCTCTTGATTAGTTAAAACTTCAGGTCTTTGTCCATCATCATACCAAGTATCACTTGATGGTGTTAGAACCATTGTGCCGATAAAGTTAATATTCGCTAATGGGTTTACCAACGCATCTGTGTTAGCAAAAATTTGATTGATGTATTTTTCTGTTGTGTAGTTCAATGTCAACACAGAACCACCAGAGTTTGTAATACCTGCTGTGTAGGTTGAATCTGGTGTAAAGTCAACACTTCGACTCTCAAATGTTGGGCGCAATTCGCCTTCTTCAAAATCAATCGCAGCCTTGTAGTGATCGTTTAAGACATCACCAACATTGTGTCCCTCAAACGAGTCAACAAGAATGCCATTTTTAAACTGCTCTGTGCCATCAGCACCGAGAACAATAGCGTTAACCGCACTCTCTTCTTCGAGAGAAAGTTTTGTGAAGTATTCTAGATCCTCAACTCGCTTTTCGATCTCACCAATATCACGCATGGTGTATCTACGATTTTCTTGTTTCTGAATGGTCAAATCAGAACCATTTCTAGTATCTGCATTTACATCCACCGTGAACAATGTCATTGCATCTGGCAAATCAGTTGGTTCTCTTGGTGTGATTGAGGGAACACCTTCTACAATTTTAAAGTTTCTATCTTTCGACAGAACAACTTTATCAACACGAGGCAAGTAGAAACTACCCTCAACAGTTGATGTTTCAATTTCTCTTGTAGGAATTAAGGCTTGTGCGTTACTCGCAGATCCTGTAACGTTGCTTGCTGTGGGGCTGCTACCAAAAGTAAAGCCTGTGCTATCACGATCTGGTCTAAAGTCAATTACGTTAGCGAGTCGTGTAACCACACCACTGTTGGGGCTGGTATATTCTGGAATGGCACTCGTAGAAAGACCAGAGTATGAGTTTACAATGAATGGTCCCTCATCGCCACTTCTTGCAAAGTGCCTATAGGTGATATCAATCGCTGTAAGACCAAGTTCGTTGAACTGATCTTTGAGAACAAATCTTGACCAGTCGTACATGTTATCACGCTGACCTGTGTCTAATGTAAAGTAATCAGTAACACTAAAGTCAACACCTGAGGCTGTTTGCCCTGTGATAGAGATGATGTCAAAAACATCAACATCACCACCAAAGAATCCAAACTTTTCTGTGTTTGTAATACCGAGAGGATCTAATCTTTGATTCGTAAGTGTTTTTGTGGTGAGAGTTTTTGTTCTAATAGTATCAATAGAGTTGATCTTCATGTTTGCAACGACATAGGCAGATGTAATGCCTGTATCTGTGAGATCAATAGACGCTTGGCTACCGTCAGCGTTTCTCTGACCATTGCCAGCAAGAACAGTACCATCTCGCTCAAACGCCACAGAGAATGTGTTGTTTGGTATTGCACTAACCGAATCTGTACCCGCGAAGGTAACATTAGAATCATTGATACCAAAATCACTTCGAGAGAATGTTTTCTCACCAGATGACAAGTTTGTAAAGTATCTTGTTCTCTTAAAGTGAATCTCTAAGTCGGTGATATTTTTCATTGCCTCTACATTTGGTACTTCAAACAAAAGTTTGTTCTCATCAGAAGCGGTCAAGTTTCCTGTTGAACCTGTCAACGAGAATATAGGAGCAGTTGCACCACCACCCTCTCTAAAGATGTGTGTTACATCAGAGAAAGGTATATCGTTTCTCATACTAATGTCATAAAGATAGGCTCTAAACTTTTTAGGATCAGTTGAAGAATCTTCAACACCAATCTGCCTTAATCTTGCATGACCAGCAGCACCAGTAACACTTGTGGTTGCAGTTCCAACAGACAAGTCATTACCAGTTGCAAGAATAACTGTGGGATGTGTTTCAAAATCTAATGACTCACCGAAGGCGTTAATCGTTGCGCCCGTTGGAAAAGTAACAACTGAGAAGTTGCCCATATTTGTACTGATAGAAGAATCGTCAGCAAGAACAGCAGTTGAAATTGCTTTGTTCAGAGTAAGGTCAGTAGGTGAAATGGTTTCAATTTCGTAGCCAAGAACGTATGCTTTACCAGGCCCAAGGCTAGCCGTGAGAGAAGTCACTGCTCCACCAGTGATATTTAAATCAAAATCACGAATTGAGTAGTTACCTGATTCATCATATGTTCGTCTTGCTAGTGTATCTAGAATGAAAGAGTAGTCTGGATACTTTTCTCTTTTTGTAACTACATCATTTTCAAGTCGATAAATTTCAATAAAGTTTGACTCTGGTCCTGTAACAGCGGTGCTGCTAGGATCAAAACTAATATTCGAAAGTTCTAAATCAACTTTAAATCTGTCTGCACCAGGAGCAGCATAGTTGTAAAAACCGTTTGCTGGATCTGTTAGCGATGAATCATCTGTGCTTGAAACAATTGTTTTCTTTACGTTATAACCAACCTTAGTTGTAAGGTCATCGAAAACACGAACAGATGCACTGTCTTCTAAGAACAAAGGTATTTGTTGTTGCAGAGACTTAACGAAGTAACCATCGACATATCGAATACCTGGATTTGTACCTACAAGTTTTGCAGTGCCAATTGAAGTACCTGTGATTGTTGGGCCTGCTGCAACATGTCCAGTGATTGTGAATTGAACCGTGGCCGTATTGTCATTAGATGCAGTTGCGGTAAGAACATTGTCTGTAGTAAATCCTACCTCGCCATGTGCGCCTGTGTTACCGTTAAGTTCTTTGTAGAAAAGAATACTGAAGTTGTCTGAAGTTGTCGCCTCAAGAACCTTGATGACTTTAGCCTTCTGTCCTGTCGTTCCAGCATGATTGAAAATTGTGGCGTCTTCGAAGGCAGCAGTAACGCTTGATGTTCCTGTGATGTTTTTGATACGAAGAAATTTTACGTCTTGATCATTCACTTCACCGCCGACAACCTTTGAACCGTTTTCAAAGATGTGATCACCAAACCTTTGAACCTGTGTCTGTAAAATTGTTTGTACTTGTGTTAACTCTCTTGCTTGCAAACCAAAACCTGGACGAAACAAAACACGAAGAAATTGCTTATCTTCGTCGTAGTCATCGTAGTATGGGTTTACATTAAACAGGCTTGGGTCATACGCCATTTTTCTCTCCGATTAGAATCCAAGAATAATTCTTGTGTCTTCAGTTTGCTCCAGGTTTCTACTAATTGGTCTTACGTTTTGAATGTATTCAACAGTTCTTGATACATTTCTTAACTCTTGTTCGTGTGTCACGCCTGTTACTTTAACGTTCAGGGGTGTGCTATCTGATGACTTGAAGAAGTTATCTACAACAGGATTATTGAACATGTTTGTGAGTGTTAGTGTGCCACCAGTAAAGTTATATTCTACAATATCCGCTTCAGCCAAAATAGACAATGTTAAACCAGTGTGATCTGAAAACGTCAGTGAGGCATCAGCAGCGAAAGAATTAATCGTTAGGTTACTTCCATCGCCAGTTATATTTAGCACTCTTCTCTGATCGTATAGAACCTTAGAGTCGATTGTTCCTGTAGATATTTTTTGTATTCTTGCTTTGTTTATAAACTTATCTGTCAGATCGTAATCATACTCGCTAATATTCTCATCAATCTTATATGTGCCAGACACATTCTTGAGTCTAAGATCTCCTGAGTTTAGTGATGGATCTACTTGCCAACTATCTACTTTTCCAAGAGCGTAAGATCTAGAAAGAGGCTCTCGGAAAGTTTCACCTGTTAATGTGTTCCCATCACCAAAGATATAACTACCTGTGATAAAACTACCTGTTGAAAAATTAGCCGAAAGACCTGTTGGCAACAATGACAAGATTAAAAGATCAGACTTTTCTGTTCCTGCAACTTTGTTTTCACGCACATCGATGATTGTTGCTGTTGCACCATCGTTTGCCAAAAGAACGCCGTTTGGTTGAAATGTCAAACCACCACCCGCTGCTGTTGCTGCGGTTAGTCCTGCGATTGATTCGACTACAACCTCAGAGCATCCAGTGACTGAACTACTAACAAACGAACTCACTGTACCACGAACAAGATTGAATGCGGTGACACCAACAGAAGAAGTAAATCCTTGTTGTGCTGTTTCACCCACAGTAAAATCTGTAGAAACAGTGGGTTCTAGAAGAGATAGAGTAAATTTTCGATTGTTAAGTTCTGGGTTTCGAATAAGACCAAACTGTCTAAAGTCATTGCTCACATCAAGATTAGATGATTCTGAAGATACAAAAGACTTAGATAAGAGAATCTTTGATGCCCCAAGTTCTTCTGGTACATTTGAACCATGACCACCCTTTGGCGATATAACAGGTCTCAGAGACGCTGATTGATTTGACGAGTCTTCAAAGGGATCTTTTGGCAAGACTTCTAGTTTTGCATAATTATATTTTTGACCAGAGTCAAGTATTTCTACTTTGTCAATTCTATTATCAGCAGAAAGAAGAACACTGAATTCTGCATGAGGATTTGTCGAGTTTAGTGTATTGCTTCGTGAAGAGCCATCACCTCGAACAACCACGGTGGGAACAAGAGAGAACTTTGAATCAGTTGAACTTAAACCAACATCAAAGACACGATCAACGGTAATTACTGCCGATGATGGTGTGACCTGTGACGCTGCAATAACTCTTCTTTGTTGCCCAGAACCTTGCCCCGAATCAATTTTCACGGAGTAATCTACAATTTTTGTAGCATCGATAGAACTTGTTTCTGAGGATATGATTCCTGTCGTGCCGATACCCGCAGTCACATCAGTTGCAAAAACGTTGCTACTTACACCAGCAGTGATGCCTGATATAAACGTGGCCCCAACAGACTCAATTTCAACATGATCTATGGCTCCGTCAACAGCAGCCTGCTGAACATTGTATTGAAGAAGTTTTGTTGTATTTGTTGGTCTATCATTTAAAAACTCAACAGGAATGAAATCATCTAAAAGAAAGTTTTCCTCGTTATCTTCTGTGAGTGTAAACAAAAACTTCCACTTGTAACCATCAGCAACTTCACGAATCGCTGTGTCTGTGTGTGTTGGTGCTACGGTACTTACAGAATCATTTTTATTAAAGATACATTTGTAGACTCTTCTATTCTCAACTAAAACATAAAAGTTTGCTGGGTTTACGTCATCGAAAAGATCAACTTTGTCATCATACTGTGTGTAAACCCTGTTTGC